TATTGTTAGTTTGTATATATTGCCATACTATTATTTATAGTTTTCCAACTACCACTTCGATAATGTTATCGCCATCTGAATCGGCTAAGGCCTTACCAATCACCGATCCCATAAGGGGGGTATCAACAACTCGTGCTCTGCCGTTACCAGCAGAAACCAGCATATCACCCTTTCTGACAGCTCCTTGGACTTTACATGGGACTCTCCCCATTAAAGCTACCGGAGTAATAAATTCACCCTGTTGCTCGGCATTCATAAGATATGCTGGCTCTGTAGATACAACACCTGCAATTCTAGTATCAACCTTTTTATTTGATTGAGTTACTTCCCATGATCCACCAAATGATAATACAGTACCAACTTCATACTCTTGATCAGCCCTATAGTTCTCCGCAAGGTCAGCGTAATTAGCTGTAGATGCATTACCATGGAATGTGCTAGCATACATATCACCGCCATCGGCGTATATATCAAACGCACATCTCCAATTGCCAGTATCATCTGCATATGAACTCCAACTTCCAGCTTGATTCAAGAAGCCAATGTTATTAGAATTACAATGTATTGTTCTTGACCCATGATCACTGTCATGCATGTAAATATATGATGCGTTATCGTTAGCATTAACCGTGATAGCACCATTAGCGGTAATGGCATCACAACTAATACTACCAGTTGATACACTAGATGATGACATAGTATTAACTGTGATATTATTAGCAGAGAAGTTTCTAGACGCATCTCTATATACAATTGTATTGGCTGTGTTACCCGAGGTTGCATTAGATGATACTGTGAATGTTCCACCTTCAGAATCAACTGAACCAGAAATACCAGAACCACTAGTAGATCCTTTCTTAACATAGTTACCTGTTGTATCTGTGCCTAACGCAACATTATTAGCAGATACTGTTGTAGCAATTGACACCGAACCTAAGTTAGACATAGTTGCAGAGCCGGTTACATCACCTGTTAAAGTAATCACAGGATCGTTTACATTAAAGTCTAATGTACCATCAACATCATCATACGTTACAGCAATACCAGATTCAGAGTTATTGATAATCATATTACCAATTATATCTTGCACCGTTTCAGTAGCGTTGTCTATATTAGACCATACATGATTATGTCCGTCATCAGTAATACCTAATGTAACCTTACCCGTTGAATCAGAGTATGAAGCCCATACACCACCAGATTCTGTGTTACTCGTAAACATACCACCGGAGATATCTTGAACAACTTCATCAAATGATAACAAGCTATTATATATTACCTTTGTCCCTAATTTAACTTCATCAGCGAACGTGGTGTTATTATTGAATTTAACTTGGGCGCCAATTTCGTCCCAACTAGATACAGTATTAACTTCTAAGAATCTATCATCTAAAGACTCACCGCCAATCTTAAGATCAGTAGCATTTAATGTTCCAGACACATCAAACTTATACGATGAATGTGCAGCTTTACCAACACCCACTCTATTAGATGTGTTAATACGAATTGTATTAGTTCCACCAACACCTATATTTAAGTATTGACCGGTTGCTTGAACACCGCCTGTTGTGAAGTTTAAGTTACCTGTTAAGGTATCACCAGATGCATTAACAAAATCACCTGTTAAATTATCTTGTCTATTTCTAATATCAATGATAGCATCGGTAATGTTACCTTCAGTCCAGCTGTTAGCTGCCATAAGGTTTTCATAAGTACTCCAAGTACCAAGGTCCACTTGTAATGCATCAACATTTGATTCTTCTGTATCTAATCTAGATTCATGATTGTTAAGGGCCCATATTAATGACTTATCATTGGTACCATCCCATTTAGAATTAGTTAATACAAAGTCTTCAATACCATTGATTGCCGATACTAAGTTAGTATGAGTACCATATAAATCAGCAGAGGCAAAATCAACAGTAGTACCATTTGTTTGGGTACCACCAATTAATCCATTGATCTTATTTAATCTAGCATAGTCATTATTCAGTGCACCCGATACTGAGGTTTGTGTGCCATTATATACATCACCGAATGTAGTCGTTAATGATATACCTGAAGCAGCTGAAATTTGATCAATGAAATCTTTATTAGCATTAACCGCACCAACTAAATTGGTTGTTGATAAAGTGCTATCAATATCACCGATAGTGCCTATATTAGTTTCAGCTGTATCTAATCGGGAATCATGTGAGTTTAATGTTCCTACTAATGTAGGATATGTAGCATAATGAGTAAGACCTGTAATNGCACCTTGCTCAGTATCTTTTGTGTTTAATCTAGTATCAGAATTATTAGCTGCAGCTACTACATTACCATAACCATCAAATAGAGTTGATATATCACCAATCCAACCAGCGTTATTAGTTGTTTCAGTTCTTAAATTGTTAAGGGTTGCAACAACTGTGTCTTCACCAGTCTTTGCATTTGAATTAATGTTATCTAGATCGCCTAAAGCAGCGCCAATTTCATTATCCTTAACCCTCCATTCTTCAAAGGTATTAGTCAGAGATATATTAACTGTATTTGGCATATTATTTCTTCTTCTGTTTAGTTAGTAAAGTTTTCAACATACCTTTAATTTCGGTCATGTCATTCTCTAAAGTAATTAAGCGATCTTCATCAGCCTTTCTCTTTGCTGAAGCTTCGCGAGCAATCTTAGCATTGCTTCTATCTTTATTTATAATAGCACCCGTATTTGGGTCTCTAAATAAATTAGATTTACCTGCCACTGGTATCATGATAACAACGCGATTGATCTTAAACTCTTACAAGATGGAATCTTAGAAGTGTTCTGACTTGTGAATACAATCTTGATCGCAAATAGAGTAAATGGATTAGAACTAATTGTGTATTCCATTTCGGTATATACATCTGGATCATCTGAATATGGAACAGCACCTACTGTTGAAGTAATCTCTGTCCAATTCAATTCATCAAACCCAGTAGCTTCAGAACTTGTCTTATAGAACAATTTAATATCTGTGTATGAAGGTCTATTAACATCTAAATATATATTCAATTCGTCTGAACTTTCATCCAATTGAATAGTCTTAGTTACATACTTAGCTAATGACGAACCTCTAACTGGATCAGTTTCATCAGCATAGTTAGCAACTAAATCAAAACCACCAGTTGCAACACCAATAGGATTATTAATTCTATTAAATACTGTAATCGCTGAACAACGCTGTAAATCAATTACAGGGCTTACGTGATCATTAGATGATACCAGATTACCTTGGAACTTCAATGACTTAGCAGCGCCAGACAAGATTGCTCTTGGTGTCTGAGGAGTAAAGTTATTATTGATGATCATTGGTAGGTAACTAGGAACTTCTGCGTAGTTATTATCACCATCTAATCTAGTTGATTTAATACCCCAAGTCATACCTGTATTAGGTAATGTAATTTCTTGAATGAATGGATATACCGTATTCCATGCTAAGTTTTCAGAAGCAGTTGCATCATCATCGCCATCAATACCAGTACCTGTAGCATTAGTAGTAGTTGTAATAGTATACCTATCTCTTTCAACAGCTGATACAGTGTGGCTTGTTTTGATCTCTGCTGGTGGAATACCATTAATATCTGATATACCAGCATAGTCAAGTGCTACTGATTCTCCATTAGTTAAACCGTGGTTTCTATGTGAAACAATAACTTTATTAGAACCTAATACTGTTTGGAACGGATCAACTTCAAGACTTCTTAATTGCACTTCAGCATTCTCTAAATTGATAGTAGCAGAAGTTTCAAATACAGCTCTATTCATCACGAATGTAATGTCTTTGTTTTGATCAGGAGTCCATGTAGAACCATTCTGTGATTTAAACATAACACCATTATATGGTTGTTTAGAAATTCTGTTACCATTTGAATCTTCTTCACCGATCTCAGCAATTCTAACATTATATTCATTAGAGTTAGATAAGATAACAAAACAATATTCAATATTATCTTGTAAGTAAACAGGTGAGTCAAATGTAAACTTTGTAGATGGATTAACCGTAACAGCATCAGGAATATTAACATCCGCTGGATTAATAGTCTTATCAGAGAATGGTACTACTTTTTGAGTAGGGATACCCTGATCCATTTCACGTATTTGAACTTGAACTGGGATGTTGGTGTCTTTAGTTTCAAAGAATAAATCCAATGAAGTAATAAATGCACCACCATTAGTATCAATAATAATTGATTGAGCTAATGGATCAACCCAGTATGTTCTAGTTGATGAAGTTGTTCTGTTCTGTGAAACTGAATTACGTTGAATAGTAGGAACTCGTGTAGAGATCGATACATTTTCTTTTGTTTCGATTAAACCTTTAGCAGCATAGTTAGTAGAAGCAAAGGTAATGTTATTAGCATTTGCATCATTAGTAGATGAAGATGTTAATAGGAATGTCTTATCACCAGTGTTAAAGCTTAATGTGTTGTTATTAGGTACCCAGAAGGTTCCTGTAACAGATCCATTATTATCTGTTGTTAATGTAGTTGCTCCAGCAGGGTGAACAGTTGTATTATTAACACCTGTTGTTGGATTAATGCCAGCTACACTTCCTGTAGACACGTAACTTGATACATCAACACCATCAAAGAAAGCAAACACTTCAGTATTAGGTTTAAGTCTAGTAGCTTCAAATGTAACTAATCGGCTTCTCATAAATGGAGCAAAGTTAACATCAACAACTCTATCACCAACATTAGTAGTTACAGTATCTGTACCAATAGATGTTACCGTACCACTTCTTGATTGTGCACTTGTAGTTGTTTCTGTTCTACGTCTACCAGAAGCAACAGTATTTCTGCCGGTCCAGTTAGTCTGCCAAGAGTTCCATACAGTACCTGTAGCAACCGATTCGTTAACAATGTTTAACATTGCATCGAATACACCATCATTATTAATAATAACTTGAGGACGTCTATCGATATCTTTCCACTCATCAGTTTCTGGAGATAACTTAATGGTACCACTCCAGTTAAATACATCATATGGATTAACATTAGATGTTGATGAATATTGAAGTTGTTCAATAATTGAAGTAGATGTGTATGGTAATGTAATTAAATCACCAGTCTTTTGAGCCGTTGAAGTAGTAGAATTGAAGTCCATCGATACATTATTCTCTGAGAACAAAGGTCTTAGTAAAGCATTATCTCTATCGATACCTGCACTATATTCAACACTTTCTGTATTTGCAACATTTGTAGATTGGAACGAATCAACTAAGAAACCAGTTTTAAACTTATCAATATTACCAGCACCAAGGATCTGCTTGTTAGATGCTTCTTTCTCTAATTGTTAGATGCTTCTTTCTCTAATAATGAAAGAACTGTGTAATACTCTAATGTATTAATACGTTTCTCTAACTTACCAATGTCCCGCATTGTATAACGTCTATTATCAATAAAGCTAATGTTAACTTCAGACGGTGTTAATGTATAAGCAGGAATGAATAAGTGATATAGTACCATAGCATCTTTAGGTACACCAGGCTCAGACGGATTCAAGTCTGATACACCTTTAAGAACACCAAACTCACCATCTTTATCCAAATAAACTTTATCAATTCTATTTAAGTAGTATTGAATATCAGTTGTAAATTGTGTATTAGGTCTAGGACACGTAGTTACTGATGCACCTGTTCCAGTAAAGTTAGTACCACCATTGTTCATCCGAGGTCTAAAGTCTACCGCTGATCTCAATTCGATACTACCATGACTAGGGATACCTTCATAATCTACTTGACCCGTATATGAATCAATAGTAAAGAAGTCTCCAGTACCATGATCGAAGTAGTTGTAATTAACTGATAAATCAGCGGTCACTGTAAAGTTGGTATCAACTTTCAACTTAATAGCTGATGTTGCATAGTGTGTGTCACGCTGACCATTATCGAAATCAAAGTGTTTAGTAACGTCCTGGCCATTTTCCGTAATACTTACAATAGTCTGAACATCACAATGATCTAAATGTTGATATGAACCAAAGTTTAATGCTGCACCAAGTACCACTGTGTGATTAGGAATTAGTGATTTTTGTTTATGATTTAATGTTCTATTAATAGGAGCAACAAGAGTTACTAGCTTTGTTTCGACTACTTGTGGTAAACCAGTAATAACCACTTGAGGTGGTGTGTTATTATTATTGACAGCAACTTGTGATGGTGTAAGCGTTATAATAGACGAGTCATCATCATTCTTTAAGATCCAGTTAGTTGTTTCAAATTCGTTAAACGTTTCACCAGCGGCATTACATGAAAACTGAACTTGATTCTGTGCAACTTGAATAGGAGTAAATGTTTTGTTTACTTGGTATGCGTAATTAAAGTCATCTGGCTGTAATGGATCTGTTTCAGCATTACATGTCTTAATTCTTGAATATGGTAAAGCAAATACTAATGAGTCATTAGCTAAGTTATATGATGCAATATTAACCGTGGCGGCGAAGTCTGTGTTTGACTCAATTGTTGCGGCGCCTGTAATAGTACCTGATAAATCAAATACATGAAGTCTATATGCACCAGAACCTAAATGTTGGATAGCTCTAACACGAACAGTACCAACCTGTACATTACCAGCATCACGCAATGACACAGTATCAAATGTTACAGTGTCAGGTAAACCCACAAGACCAGTAATATCGATATAGTTATTAATAGCAATAGTGGTTACTTTATCTTGTGCTAAGTCTGCATCTCTTGCTTTATCAAATGACACGTCGGTAGTGGATAATGTTTCAATCTCGTAACCACGTACATATGCTTTAGAAGGTTCAATACCAAGAGTTAACTTAGTATCATCACCACCTATGTTAGCTTTAACTGATGCAGGGAATGGATTAACTGTATAGTTACCACTCTCATCAAATGTTCTTCTAGCAAGGGTATCTTCTATTACAGCGTAATCGGTTTCTCTTGCGTGTTTAACAATCTTACCACTTTCCAATCTTGTAAGTAGAATGAAGTCACCAATAGTTTCATTAACTGTTCTCTTGATTAATTCAGTGGTAATAGAATATCTGTGTGCTCCTGGAGCTGATTCGTTTGGAGTACCTAATGCATTATCAGTTAATGATATATCAGAACCAGCAGAAATAACCTCTTCCTGGACACGTAAACCTACATCAAATGATACATCAGATGTATATTTTGAAAGAACAATTGTTGCTGATTTAACAATAACAAAGTTCTTCTTAATGTAATATATGCCTTCATCAACACTTACTAATGAACCATGGCCAGTTGAATCTACAGTTGCTGTAATAGTACCATTAGAGATAACAGAAGTATCAGCAAATACATTACCTGATACGTAATTACCAAATAAGGTAACTGGATCAGTATCTGTCGCAGCTTCAACATGAATAACTTTAAATGTTGAAGTACCCAATACCATACTCTCACCAACATATTCTGTAATATTAGTAATTGGATTACTAATTTTTAAATAGTCAATCTTGTTATGAACATGCACATGACCAGGTACTACAATAGCACCTTCTTTAAACATGTGATCACCTATAGATGATACTTGATTTTGCAACATAGACTGAATTTGCGTAAGCTCTCTAGCTTGTAATGCATGACCAGGTCTAAATAGAATTCGATTGTACTTCTCTTTAGGGGTTAATCCATCTACACTAGTCGGAACATTGTAATCATCCCAATACGGTTCGATATTAAACTTAATTGCCATTTCTTATTTCCTATTTAGAATGCGATAACTAATCTGATAGTTTCAATTTGGTCTGAACCTCTTGATACGGGTGATCTATTCTCTAAAAATACGATGTCACCTGAGTAGTGATCAATAGGTGCATCAACAACAGCCGTTATATCTTGACCACCAGTTGTAGCAGAAGCTAATCGAACCAAATCATTGTCTGCATTGAATACACCAAACCCAGTAGTTTCATTTTGTACATAATAGATAATGCCATTAACAGTATCATGTTGTACTACGATACATTTAGCACCAGTGTCAGTGCCAATAATAACATCATCTGCAGCAAACGAACCACCTGAAACAACAAGAGATTTAGTTACGGTGTATGCGTTAGTTGCTGCTACTGCACTAGTAGATGCATCAATTGGATTCTGAACTAACGAAATTTGTCTAAAGTCATTAGCACTTGGAATGTCGCCATTCTCTGTACCGTTAAATACTTTATTAATTGATATGTAATGAGTTCTTAAATCGGTTCTTGGGTCAGCACCAAAGCCACCCTTAGGACCAATAACTGGTCTAATTACTGCGCCTGAACCAGCACCACCGGTAATCTTAACGGTTGCTTTAGTGTAACCTGTACCAGCAGCTGTAACAGTTACCCCGGTTAAGTTACCAGAAGCATCGACTGTCGCGGTAGCGGTACAACCTGTACCATCACCTTCAACTTCCAAAACAGGAGCTGAAGTGTAACCAGTACCAGTACTCGATACTTTAAAGTTATATACTGCACCATTAATAGCATTCTCTTGCACTGACCATTGGTTAAGTAAAGCCGTATCAGCACTTGGATCTGGTTGTACAGTTAAATACTGGACCGGAATAAATGAAGCTGTAAGGAATTTAGAACCAGTATCAACAGGAACTGTGTATAAATATTTCCAAATGTAACCATCGAATGCTGTATTATCTACAACACCTGATGTAACTACACCTGCGATATCCGGGTTTCTTGTTGATTGACCAGAAGACTTAAGACAAAGGAATACATTATTGTTATCAGTAATAACATAATATTCCTTACTTTCGATGTCACCATCTCTGTCATCATATTCTGCATATACTGTACCTGAAGTCCATAAATGTCTTGGTGCTGCATAAATGATATCCGTTGAATCTACTTTCTTCATAGCATACATGCCTTCCCAAGTAGTATTGGTTGTGTAATCATTTTCTTCTGGTGTGGTAGGATTGTTTTCATCCACTAAACCAGCTGCGTCTAACCATGCGTTTGGTCTTCCTAGAGCTAAGTAATATGTGTCACTAGACATACTATCAACAAAACGCTCNGTTGTATCTAATCTAAATTTGCTTGTAATAATTGCTGGCATTTTGTTCCNTTTATATTATTGCGGTTTGTGTTATTGCACAACCAAGTTGTGTTCTTCTAATAGTTTTATTTATAACATCTTCAAANGTTAAATTACTATATTCGCTTATAGGTCTATAGTTTATGAATTTAGTATTATCGAAATGATCTCTAAATCCGANTTGTGTCACAACATCGAAGTCGTGCATTAACTCTTTCTCTACATACGTACCTTGATCTAAATTCCAAGTGTATTTACTAATGGTATCCGTATCAGTAAATACATTACCATAAAAATCAGTCCATGACTTAATAACATCTATAAGAGTAATTGCAGACGGATTAGAAGAAATCACATCGATATAAAGATTTCTCGGTAAACCACTCGCTTGATAACCAGGCTGTGTTGCGTTATTAGCCGAGGTTAACATCTCGATAAAGATAAGGATCTCACCAAAGAAAATAAATCCTGATGGGTGAACTAATCTTGTAAATGCATCCTTCCAATCAACAATACTCTTACCAGTCTTTAATACATATGAAAACTTCTGATAAAAGAATGAATCTTGGATATATTTCTTATCTGAGGCAAAACCATCAGCTGTGGTAAATAGTCCTGATTTGTAAACTTGTACTACATCACCTATTGCTAATGCTGTATCAAATTTAATATAACTGACCCACTCATCATTGTCAATATAAAACCCACCATGCCAATCGCCGTTTTCAACTAGTACACTATTAACAAATACAACATCTTTTTCGATGTCTAATTTAAAGCCAATATCATCGGCACCTTCAACTATATTAGATATAGCACTAATTGTATATGTATATGCAGGAGTATGTGCTGATGGATCTGCTTTAATGTTATCTGTTAAATCATACCACTTACCATCCGATGGTATTAACATATCAACTTTAGGATAATATACTTCTACATTATCGTCGTATATTAATCTAAAGAATGCAGTTATTGATTCTGGTGTTCCACGTGACTTATAAAATTCAACTAAGTGTCTATAGAATACTCGAGGACTAGCCGCAAAGTTTCTTGGAATAGGTACACCAATTTCATTCTGTAATTCTGTTAACAATTCATCTTCAATTAAATCAATGTCTCTTTGATGATCTAATTGGTTAAGATAAAATGATGATTTATTCTTATGCTCTAAGTATAAAGCGTATACCTTAATGAACTCAACAAGCTCTGGATAACTAGTAGCTACGTGTTCTGGTACTAAGTCATCTACAAATGAAGATATATTAAAGTAATTTTCAGCCATTCTAACTACTCACTGTAGTGTAATCAATACCAGCAGTTGTACCACCAATAACCATAGTATCAATTTCACCTCTGATAATAACGTTATTATAATCAACAACTAATAGTTCATTTCTCATAGGGCTAATATCATTCGATGCAGGCTTAGCTTTAAGTTTTAACATATCGGTTAAACCAACAACAGTATCTAAGTTAAATCCTTCTAAAGTAATCTTACCTGTAAGGTTATCAACATATCCAACGGTATGATTAAGGATCTTATTATTATGGTTTACAACTTGAATAATGTTTCTCGATTCCTCTGTATTAAAGTAATCTTTAAGAACACAGATTTCATTATTGTATGTAAATTCTGTAGATGATATGTAATTGGTAGAACCGTATAAAGGAGCTAATGGTTGGTTAAAGTTAAACTCATAGTACTTCTCTTGTCCTAAGATCGGAGTAAACATTTGATACATTGCCACACGGGTAATATTTGATACAATTGAAACATCCGTAGAATCAATTGATTGAAGTACATTAGAGTTTCTAAATACGCCACCAAATGATTTTAAGTTATCAGAATCATATTTTTGTAGTGTTGCTCTAATTCTTTCTGATAAAGCAGCTTCTGTAGCATTAGAGATGTTAGGGTTATATTTGTAATATACCTCTAAGTCGATGTATGTGTATTTTGGATCAACAAGAACAGGTGTGATTGATACAACGTTTTTTGGTTTTAGGTGTACACCAATGATCTCAGCCTTTTCTTCAGCTGTTAAGAACTCACCGTCTAATGGCTTAATTGAAATATATACTTTACCATAGTCAGGTGGAACATTATCTTCACCACCCCAAACAGTTAATGTATCGATGTTGCCGTATGAGTTTTGAATAATACCTTTATAGTCATCTGGGGTTACTGCTCTATTTTGAGCAACGAAACCTAATGGAGCATTAAATTTAATTGAATCTGTACTCTCTGCGATTGCACCACCAACAGCCTTTTGGGTTGTTGTAATAATAACATCGGTGTTACCATTAATAGTATCAGCTAATGAGAACATTGATGCACCGTTAATATCTGTCTCACCAACGGTAAGGTAATTTATTTTAATGATGTTACCTGGGGTTAATCTTTTACCAATAATACCATCACCAAATTTAATCTCATAAAAACCAGATCTCGACTCTTCTAAAAAGTAAGCAGTTGATGACTTATCAATATCAATAATATTTGGGATGTTAGCGAACGTATCATACTTAGATGATGTTTGACTTTCGTATACTTCAACAATCATTGTATCTGTATTAACATAATTATCTTGCAACAAGTAATGCTCAAAGCCTGTTTCATCATAAATGTATGTACGATTGTTTAACTGGCCTTGCATTAACTTAACACCTTCAAAGATGTATTTGCCATTAATATCACGCGTTGTTGTGTGAGTAGATTCAGCAATAAGTTTATATGTTACAGAGTTAATAGTCGTAGTGAATANNGTACCTCTAACTAGACTCAATGGTAGGTAGTTGCCATGGTCATCTTGAATGTTAGTAGGTGCAACCATTTCAATGTTAACAACAGCTATAGAAGGTTTAGTTGAACGAGGTGTATAACCCAATAG